ACATACAAATCATTACAAGAACAGGTAGGTGGAAAACACTATCACTCTATGAAGATTCAACCTGCAGAGTTTATAAACGAGAACAAGTTGCTTTTTGCGGAGGGGAATGCTATAAAGTATATCTGCAGACACTCTGTAAAAGGGAAGGAAGAAGATATTAAGAAAGCAATTCACTATTTAGAAATGATACTAGAGAGAGATTACTCATGATACAAAAACCGATATTTAGTCCACAGGTAGAGTGGCTACCACCAACAGAGTTTCCTGATTTATCTAAGTACGATGAGATAGCGATTGACTTGGAAACAAAAGATCCAGAACTAAAAACTATGGGTTCTGGTTCTGTTACAGGCAGAGGACACATTGTTGGTATAGCTGTTGCTGTGCATGACTGGGCAGGATACTACCCTATTAAACATGAAGGTGGTGGTAACATGGACCATGGAATGGTCACAAGATGGTTACGAGATGTATTAAAAACACCTGCAGATAAGATATTTCATAACGCTATGTACGATGTATGTTTTTTAAGGGCTGAAAGATTTGAAATACAAGGTCGTATAATAGATACCATGATTGCTGGCTCTCTCGTAGACGAGAATCGCTTTCGTTACGATTTAGGCAGTATGGGTCGTGATTATGTCGGAAGGGGCAAAAACGAGGCTGTATTAGCCGAAACAGCAAAAGAATGGGGTATAGATGCTAAATCAGAGATGTATAAACTACCTGCTATGTATGTGGGTGCATACGCTGAAGCAGATGCACAACTAACATTAGATCTCTGGCAAGAGATGAAGAAAGAAATTATTAACCAAGATATAGAAGATATATTTAAATTAGAGACTGAACTTTTTCCTTGCCTTGTCGATATGCGTTTTTTAGGTGTCCGTGTAGATACTGAAGCAGCATACGAATTGAAACAGAAATTATTAGCAGAAGAAAAAGAATGCCTACACATAGTGCAAAAAGAAACAGGAGTAGATACTCAAATATGGGCTGCACGTTCCATTGCGCAAGTCTTTGAAAAACTGCACCTACCATTTGACCGAACTGAAAAAACAAATTCTCCATCATTTACTAAAAACTTTTTACAAAACCATCCTCACCCAATAGTTCAAAAGATTGCACGTGCAAGAGAAATAAACAAAGCACATACAACATTTATTGATACCATAATTAAACACGAACATCTAGGACGAATATACGCTGAAATAAACCAACTTCGATCTGATAGTGGTGGGACCGTGACTGGTAGATTTAGTTATGCTAATCCAAACTTACAGCAGATTCCTGCACGGAACAAGGAACTTGGACCAATGATAAGATCATTGTTTATACCAGAACAAGATTGTAAGTGGGGTGTATTTGATTACTCACAACAAGAACCACGATTGGTTGTGCACTATGCTGCACTACAGAATATGTATGCAGTGGGAGATGTATTAGATGCATACAATGATGGTGATGCAGACTTTCACAAGATTGTAGCAGAGATGGCTAACATACCAAGAGAACAAGCAAAGACAATTAATCTAGGTTTGTTTTATGGTATGGGTAAAAATAAATTACAAGCAGAGTTAGGTGTTAATAAAGAAAAAGCACAAGAATTATTTAGACAATATCACTCACGTGTGCCATTTGTAAAACAATTAATGGATAGTGTTATGTCTAGAGCACAGGATAGAGGTCGTATAAGAACTTTACTTGGTAGATTGTGTAGGTTTCATTTATGGGAGCCTAATCAGTTTGGTATTCATAAACCATTGCCACACGATGCAGCACTCGCGGAACACGGACCAGGGATCAGAAGAGCATACACATACAAAGCTTTGAACAGATTAATACAAGGATCGGCAGCTGATATGACTAAGAAAGCTATGATAGATTTATATAAAGAAGGCATCACACCGCATATACAAGTGCATGACGAACTTGATATATCTGTTGAATCTGAAGCACATGCTGATAAGATAAAAGAAATTATGGAAGGGGCTGTTGCTCTTGAAGTGCCAAACAAAGTAGACTACGAGTCAGGCACAAACTGGGGTAACATTAAATGATATATGGCTTATTTAAATGCAAACATACCACCAACTTATGCACAAATAAGAAGAGAGTATTTG